GAAGTCGGCGATCGTCCAGGCGAGCGCGGCTGCGACCGCCCGCTACTGGGATGACAACCTTATCGCGGCGTCAACCGGGTCCGCCCAGGTGGGCACCGATCCGGCATCGCTGACGACCGAGACCTTCAGCACCACCAACTTCCAGATCGCGACCGCCTTCGGCGGCGGTTCGACGACCGGCCTGACGGTGGCCAAGCTGATCGAGGCCCGCCGGATCTTCCGCCACTACCACAATGACCTGGAGACCGACCCGCTGTGTTGCGTGGCCGGCTCGACCCAGGAGGCCGAACTGCTGAAGCTGACCCAGGTGACCAGTTCGGAATACAACGGCGAGCGTCCGGTCCTGGTGGACGGCAAGGTGACCCGTTTCGTCGGTTTCGACATGGTGTTCTCCGAGCGCCTGCCGACCACGGTGGGCGGCACCGCGAACACCCGCGGCGTGTTCGCCTTCGTGAAGTCCGGCCTCTATCTGGGCATGTGGAAGGAGATGACCAACCGCATCTCGATCCGCAACGACCTGGAAAGCGAGCCGTGGGATCTCTACACCAGCACGATGTTCGGTTCGACCCGCATGGAGGAAGGCAAGGTGGTCCAGATCCTTTGCTATGATACCGCGGGCGCGGACGTGACCCCGTAATCGGTGGCTCAGGAAGGAATGTAGAACATGGCTACCGAAACCCTCGACAGCACGGCGATTGTCAACCTCGACGCCCAGCCGATCCTGTTCGCGACCCCCGGCGAAGGCGGCCGGGGCTACATGAACAACATCACCGACTTCGTGACCCACACGACCGCCTTCGGGTCGGCCGCCAAGAACACGTCCCGCCAGAGCCGGTTCCCGGTCGAGGCGCGCGTCAAGCATGTGTGGCTGTTCACCAGCGGACTGGATAGTTCGTCCAGCCAGACGCTCACCCTCGACGTGAACGTGTCCTTCTCGGATAGCGCCTACGATGGCACCAGCGTGGCCCTCCAGTCGCAGATCCCGCAGTCGGCCTTCACGGGTGCGGTGACCACCCTGACCAGTTACACCAGCCCGAACCTGCTGTTCGGGTCGGCGCTCACCGTGTCCGCGTCGGGCGCGGTGGCCTGGACCGACATCACCTACAAGAACACCTATACCCCGTCGCTGTCGCAACAGCCGATGTGGGCGGTCCTTGGCGGAACGGGTGCGTCCACGGCGGCTATCCAGACGGCCGGCGGCGGCTTCGCTCAACAGGTCAATGGGCAGATCTGCGCGCCCGGTGGCTACTTCGACATCCTGGTGGTCAGCAACCACACTTCGACCACCAACGCGACAGGGACGATCGGCACCGAGGTCGATTTCGTCATCTAACCAGGTCCACCGGTGGCGAAGGCGGCCCCAAAGCCCCCAGGGTTCTCCCCTCCCCTGGACCACCGGTGGCAAAATGGAGTGAGGCATGACGACTTACTATCTCAGCGGATCGGGCGGCCAGGTCGGGATGACGGAGGCCAGCAACACGGGCGTGGCCGAAGCGACCAGCGCGCCGACCGCGGATGTGGTGGTCACCCTCGGCGGCGGGAACACTGCGATTGGCCAGATGTCGCGGGAGACCGCACTTCAGGTCTTGCGGGCCTGCATCAACTACATCAAGTCGGACGGGTGGAACGGCAACCCGCAGATCCCCTTCGGCCGATAAGGATCAACCATGCCCAGCTATCCCGCCGGCTACATCGCCCCGTCAGTCGCAGTCACCACGCCGGCCAACCCGACCGCGCCAGCGAGCACGTCGGCCACCTACCTGATGCAAGGTCTGGCCGCCGTTCTGACGCCGGCAACGCCGGCCGCCAACATCGCGGTGACCATCCAGGGCTACTTCACCGACACGGCGACCACCGTGGGCGAGGGCATCGCACTCCAGCTTTACTACGGGCCGGTCCTCAATGGTGTTGCGCCGCCGGCGAACGCTGCCGCCGTGCCCGCCTCCGCGGTCACTCTCGGCAACCCGCTGAAGTGGGCCACCGGCGTCACGCTGACCACGGCGGCCGACCTGTTCGAGATGTTCAACATCGACGGCCTGGCCAAAGGTCTGACCCCCGGCCAGCAGTATTGGTTTGACCTGGGAGCCTACAGCATCACCACCGCGAGCGCGGTCGGGCTGAACAGCGTCACGGTCATTCTGCAAGAGATCGGCTGATGTCTCTGGTCGCGGTCGGCGTCACGGTCGGGACGGCCGATGTCGCCGGCTTGGTGGCCATCACGACGACCAACATCGGTTCCTCTGTCCTTCAGATCGGCACGACCACCACGTCAGTCCTGAACACGGTGTCCGCCGACGTGGCCGCCCTTGGCGCCCTGATCTCGACTGCGCTAACCGCGGTGAACCAGGGGACCACCGATGTGGCGACCGCCTTGACGGCGGCAGGCGCGGTGGCCACGGACGGGACCACCTGTGTCACCGACTATACGACGGTCGCCAACCAGGCCACCTACGGCCTTGTGCATCTGCTGAACAACCAAACCTTCACGGCGGGCACCCTGCAACTGTCGGGCACGCCGGGGGCTTCAGCGACCCTCACGGTAGCCCAGCAGCAAAGCCTGATCGCTGCCTGCAACGCGCTTGGGACTGCCCTGCTGGCCAACCAGGCGGCAGCCAACACGGCGAACACCGACGTGACTACAGTGTCCACTGACCTGGCGACCATATACACTGACGTGGCCGCCCTGGGGACGAGCACGATTAACACTGCGATCACGGCGGCCAACACGTCGATCCAAGGGGCGGTCACCACGGCGGCCACGTTGCTGCCGGGTGCCAACGTCTATCTCCAGACAGACACGACGGTGGCCACCAACGTGGCGACCTTGAACGGGGCACTCGTGGCTGCCTTGACTTACATCCGCGCAAATGGCATCTTGCCGACGTAACAGGAGTAGCCCATGACCGTCTCGTGGCTTTCACTTTCGGTTGGCCAGGTCGAGCAGGCCGGCAACCAGAACGTCGCGGTGGCCACCAGTGACCCGAGCGCGGACATCGCGCTGGAGATCAACCTGGCGAACGTCACGTCGATCCGGCAGGCCGTCCTGGCGTGCGAGGTCTTCAAGAACTACCTGATCGACCGCGGCCAGGGGTCCAGCGGGGGCGCAGGCGTAGACCTGCCGGCGAACTGATGAACGTCGGCGAGAGCCAAACCCTCAAGGCCACGTCGGGCAGCAGCAAGCAGTTCTCGCTCCGTGGCGGCGTCTATGTGCTGACCGCAGTGTGCGCGACCTGGAGCAGCGCCAACGTATCGCTGGCCATCGAGGGGCCGGACAACGCGACCTACACGTCGGTGTCCACCCTGTCGGCCAACGGCATGAACACACCGCTCTACTTGCCGGCTGGCTCCTATGAACTCCAGATCAGCGGCACCGCGGGAGCCACAATCTACGCGGCGGTCGCCAGCGTCCAGTTCTAGGAGATGCCCTCGTGGGGTTTCAAACGCCAGAGGACATCGCCAACCGGGCACTCCAGCACGTAGGGGCACCGCTGATTGCGGCTGGCTCGCTGGGGGCCGGAACTGACCGCGGTGCGATCCAGATCAATCAGTGCTATACCGGCCTCCGCAAAGCGGAACTGCGGCGCAACGTATGGACCTTCGCATGCCGGAAGACTGTCCTCTACCCGATCAACACTCAGGTCACCAGTCTGCCGGTCGGGACGGCTTCCGACGTGGGCACCAACCTGACGGGCACGCTGCCGACCCTGAAGCTGATCCCGGAAACCTGGTCGGCGAGCGCTGCCTACGTAGCTGGCGCCATTGTGCAATACAACAACATCTGGTGGACCAACAGTGCCACCGTAGACGACAATCTGCCGCCGGGAGCCGATGGCTCGACTGGATGGGACGTATACTTCGGATCTGACTGCGTGCAGCCCTACGACAGCACCAAGGGCTACTACGTCGGGGATGTTGTCTACCAGAACAACGGGAACAACCTGACGGTCTTCGTGTCGCTGGAGAACGGCAACACGAACGCGCCCACGACACCCTCACCCTGGACCGCGGGCATCGTCTACTCCTTCGGCGACGTGGTGCAAGATGCCGCCGGCTTTTTCTGGCAGAGCAACATCCAGTTCAACCAGAACCAGCAGCCGGGTGTCTATGGGCCGTGGAGCGGCACGCCGACCTACGTGCTGGGCGCCCTGGTGATCGGCACCGACAACATCCTCTACCAGTCGCTCGTCGCGAGCAACCACAGCATCAACCCGGCGAATGGGGCCAGCCCGACGAACTGGCTTGCTCTTGGGTCGCCGGGGTCGTGGCCCGAATGGAACGCCCTGACCACCTATGCGCAGAACGCGATCGTCATGGGCGTGACAGACGGCATGCTCTACCAGTCGCTCCAGGCCAACAACACGGGGAACCAGCCGGTCGGATCGACCTACAACCCCCTGACGCCATCGAGCAACTGGTGGATGAGCTTGGGCCAAGCGGCACCGTGGGTCTCGAACTTCAATTCGAGCACCGCGAACTCCGCGTGGCTGGGCACCAAAGCGACCCTCGACAACCTGAACATCACCTACCCGATCGGGACCGGGCCGTCGATCCAGAACACCAGCAAGAACATTTTCAAGCTGCCGCGGGGCTATCTGCGGGAAGCACCGCAAGACCCGAAGCGCGGCAATGTGTCCTTCCTCGGGGCGCCCACTGGTCAGATGCCAACCGATTGGGAATACGACAGCGGCTACATCATTTCCCAGACGCCATACCCGATCGTCTTCCGGTTCGTGGCCGACGTGACCCAGGTGTCCACCTTCGACGAGATGTTCTGCGAGGGGCTGGCCGCCCGCATCGGCATGGAGATCTGCGAGCCGTTGACCCAGAGCAACGCGAAGGTTGCTACATGCGCCGGCTTCTACAAGCAGTTCATGAACGAGGCGCGCACGGTGAACGGGATCGAGCAGGGGCCGACTGAACCGCCGATGGACGACTACCTGACGTGTAGGATCTGAGCCGTGGCGAACGCCAGCTTCGTCCAGCCATCCTTCCTCGGCGGGGAATGGTCGCCGCTCATGCAGGGGCGGCTCGATCTGCCCAAGTATCGGACGGCCATGAATATCTGCCTCAACGGCATCCCTGTTGAGGAAGGTGCCTGGGTGCGCCGCTCGGGCTTCCAGCAACTCGGCATTACGCTGAATGGCAGTGCGGCCCGCGTGATTGGGTGGGAGTGGACAGAAGACCAGCCGCTCCTGCTGGAGTTCACCGATGGCGCCATGCGGGCTTACCAGGGTGCGTGGACGCTGGACGACCCACTTCAATCGCCGGTGCTCTCACTGCTGACCACCAATCATGGGACCGTTACAAACATCAGCACGGCTACGCCGGCGGTAGTGACGGTCAGCGGCAACATGGAATGGGCGAACGGGGATCAGATTCTGTTCAGCGTGGCGACCCCCGCGGGTTCGCTAACCCAGTTGCAGGCGTGGCCGTTCACGATTGGCTCTTACGATTACGTCAGAGGAACCGGCCTGGCGAGTTTCACGATCGTAGATGGCGTGACGGGGGCCAACGTCATCGGGTCGGCGCTCGGCTATCTCTCAGGCATGAACGTCTATGCCACCCGCATCGCCAAGGTGGTCACGCCTTGGACGGGCGGCTCGTGGTCGAGCCTGCGCCTGATCTCCATCGGCAATACGGGCATCCCAGCAACCGCTACAGGCCAGGGGCAGGCCGTCCTGCTAAATGGCGCTCAGCAGCCTCAGACGCTCACGGCGGCCGACATCAACTTGCTCGGGGGTGCGTCGCCTTCGCTGTCGCTGGCACCCTCTGCCTTCGCGGATGGGCCGTATCTCGATGTGGTCAATGGCGCCCAAATGACTTCGACGGTCAGCGGGAATGCCGGCATCATCGCGCAGTTCCCTGGCTGGAACGGTGGCGCCGGCGGCACGTCGGTCAATGTGGGTCAGCTTGTAAGCACCACGAACTCGATCAACACGACCTACCAGAACTGGGTGTGCATTCAGTTCCAGCCTGATACCCAAGCGGGCTTCGGCTACTGGGGGTCCGCCTACTACACGCAGGTCACGCAGACGGCTCCCTTCCCGGCCTACAATGCCGGGACGGCCTACACGCCCGCGGAAGTGGTCAGCTTCAACAACCTGATCTACGTGAACATCAAGGCGGGCACTGGGCAGGAACCTGACACCAGCCCGACTTACTGGACCCAGGTGGCCCTCCAGAGCCAGGCCACCCTCTCAGGCGAGGTCACCTTCGATCTTTCTTTCGGCCTCTGGACCGCGACGGCCTC